TTGCATGTATTCAGTTAATTCACTTTCCTTATCAGGCATGGTGTATGTTTGTCCGTACTTCTCTAAAATACGAGAAACAGATTTAATATTGAATTTCGTTGCAGATTCACTAACTGAACCTACATTATCATCACCATACGTCATGAGAGCCACATGGTCCCTAAAGACCATTCTCTCCTCAAAAGAAGCTGGGGGATACAATGTATAAAAACAGCATCTCAAATTGAGACTGCCACAAATTCCATTGATAATCACCGTAAGCGAATTACCACTAATATGAGTACCTTCTGTCAAACCTATTAAATCACCATTAAAGGCGATTATTGGAAACATGACTTCACCTGCCATAGCTTCCATGATGCACACATCCTCTTCAGTATAATTGCAACACCTTGCAAAATCAATCAAGATACGGATTGCTGCACCAACAAGCTGTGAGGGCAGTTTCTGGTCATACTTACCATAGTCACCAGCAAGGACTCTTTCACCACCATATTTGAGAACATGATTGTGTAGTTCTTCCCATTCAGGACCATGGCTATTAATTCCAACGGCACACTCAGATACTAGTGGATTAAACTGTAGTACACGAACGATAGGTAAGAAATACCTGCGAATTAGAAATGTCAAGGCTATGGGATTGCCGTAAAATATACGACATTTCCCAATATCATTGGGGTCTTTGGGTGCTGGGAGAACTTCATCTTTCTTACACGCTTTCGCAATTGTGTAAGCTCTCTCACCTCGTCTGTAACAGTCTAGACATCGCTGAATTTCATCCATAATTTCAGGGATGAATTCACGATTAACTGGTCTATCCTCAGTGGGTGGCAATTCTACAACAAAATTGCGCTTTGATCCACTTAATGGAAAACCAATAGACGTGTTCAGGGGGATAGGATCGATAAACTTCTTACCAACAGCACCACAAAGATTAGTCTTGTCATCGAGCGGGGCACAATCATTCCAGAGTGTGGACTTAAAGATAGGGAGCAAAGCTTCCTTATAATCCTTAATAGCCACCTCTAGAAGATCATATTCAAATGGATGTGCAGGATTCGCAAGATTGGAAAGACATTTCTGCCATCCATAATATTGTGGCTCCTCCACTGGTCCTCTGTATGTATTTGGTACACCAGTTACATCAATAACATGTTCACTAATAGGTGTAACCTTAACATCACTTTTGAACGTTACCATTCCAGGACATTCTCCATAGTATTCAACTTGAGAGTCATGTGGCATGTAATTTAGTGGGCTCTTGGGGTGTAGTTGAGATTCTCGTAAAACATATTTGCCTAACACTTGTGGCTCGAACTTTTCAGAACTACCAGTTATGATAACACCTTCCAGTGATCGCAAGTTGTGGATGGCTCGCCTCACGGCATCTTGTCTAAGAATTGATGCACAACCCTTAGGTCGCCCCTCAATTCCACCTACATGGATACCCATAATGAGTGCTTTTCTACGTGATGATATCACTGCTCCACAAAGCCCTTTGAAAGTGTTAGCTGTTAAGCTATCATAGATGAGGCCATCGAAATCAACACCATTGGATGTAGGTCCCTCATGCGCAAGACCACAGGCTTCAAACAATCCACCATCCCTATCTCTCCATGTCATATCGAATTCAACAGTACTTAATTTGCCAGT